AGTACAGGTACATCATATTCGTAAATGGTCTACCGCATCCGCACTAAGGTATGAAATATCAAACGGCATAACACTATGTGTCAACTGTCATAAGTCTATCAAAGGAAAAGAACATCATTATGAGGCACTATTTATGGAATTAACAAATGTATAAACAAGCTCCCCCATTTACCGTTATAAAAGACACCAGAGAACAAGACGGTTACTATTTTACAGCATATAACACTTGCGCTGGAATGGTAGAGCATAAATTAGATACTGGGGATTATTCTATAGTGGGGCTAGAAGATAAAATATGTATCGAAAGAAAAGGATGCGTCGAAGAGTTCGCAATGAACTTGGGGCAGAAAAAATACACATTCTTGGAAGAAATAGACAGAATGGCTAGTTTTGCTCATAAATTTTTAATTTTGGAGTTTACTTTAGAAGATTTAATCAAGTTCCCAGACGAGACACGCATTCCACTAAAAAAGATGTCATCGGTCAAAATTACTGGTAAGTACATGTTGAAGTGTCTACTAGAATTTGAACTATACAACAATGTACATGTGATATTCTGTGGCAACAAACATAACGCATTTTTAGCTGTCAGCAGCATACTTAAACGAGTCAACGAAATGTATACCATAGGGAGAAAACAGTGACTGAACCAGAACTACTAAAAGACTTCCATGAATATGGCGCTAATATATCCGCAAGAGAAATATTTTTACATAACCATTATCACACAGAAGACAATGAAAATCCCGGTGTTGAATATCGGATGTCTAATACCTTTATTAAAAATCTAAGGGGTTTGGACATGAAGAGTGATCAAGCTATTACTATTCACATGCAAAGCATTGGTGGTGAGTGGTCAGACGGTATGGCTATTTTTGACGCTATACAACTTTCAAGATCCTATGTCACCATGATTATATATGGGCAGGCTTCTTCCATGAGTAGTATTATTTTACAGGCAGCAGACTATCGATATATGACACCTAATTCTCATTTTATGTGTCACTACGGGTCTACTGATATTAATACAGACTATCTTAGCGCACAGAATGTAGCTGACTATGAAAGAAAAACAGCATTAACCATGTTTGAGCTATATGCTAAAAGATGCGTAGACGGCTTGTTCTTTAAAGATAAATTTGGCAAAAAACCAAGTGAAAAACAAGTTAAAAATTATTTAATACGCAAACTTAAATCTGGCGATTGGTATATGAACGCAGAAGAAGCTGTATATTATGGTTTTGCAGATGCCATCTTACACAATTGGCACATACCACAATGAAAGAACTCAAAAAAATAGAAGAGGCGTGGCTAGGGCTTGATATTTCTGATACAGAAATTTTTAATCCCATGTCAATATTAAGACCTTCTGAAGATGACTTTCCACTCAAACTTGCGTGGCTAATGAGTAGACCGGAATACTTATCTTTTACATGTAGCCATATTTTAAATACTCACCTTCTACCATCTCAAGCATTAATCATGTATGAGCTTTGGCATAGGAAATTTCCTATGTTAATTGCAAGTCGAGGGTTTGGTAAGTCGTTTAAATTAGCTGTATATTCTATGCTGCGGGCTTTAATATTACCTAGACGCAAAATAGTTGTGGTGGGTGCTGCATTTAGACAGTCTAAAGTAGTCTTTGAGTACATGGAAACCATATGGCGTAATTCTCCAATGTTAAGAGATATTTGTGACTCTGATAGTGGTCCCAGTAGAGACACTGACAGGTGTGTTATGAGACTTAATGAAAGTGTTATTACATGCCTACCTCTTGGAGATGGACAAAAAATTAGAGGACAAAGAGCAAATGATATTATAGCGGATGAGTTTGCATCTATACCTAGAGATATTTTTGAAAACGTTGTTGCGGGTTTTGCCGCCGTTAGTGCAGATCCTATAGAAAATGTTAAACGATTATCGGCCAAAAAGAAGGCACACGAATTAGGCGTACAAATTGAGCAAGAGTTAAAAAATCAAGATATTAAAGATAATCAAATTATTTTATCTGGAACTGCATATTATGATTTTAATCATTTTGCCACGTATTGGAAAAAGTGGAAAACTATTATTAAAAGTAGGGGTAATAGAGTTAAATTAAAAGAAGCATTTAATGGCGAAGACGCGCCAGAGGGTTTTGATTGGACGCAATATTCTATTATTAGAATGCCCTATGAATTATTACCACCGGGATTTATGGATGCTGATCAAGTAGCTAGATCTAAGGCAACTGTACATACTGGTATTTACCAGATGGAGTACGGGGCTTGTTTTACTAGAGACTCTCAGGGGTTTTTTAAGAGATCATTAATAGAATCCTGCGTTGTTTCTGACAATGGAGAGCTTAAAGACACTCAGGGCCATCCAATTATATTTGAAGCTTCTTTAATAGGCGATAAAAATAAAAGATATATCTTTGGCGTTGATCCAGCGTCAGAAGTTGATAATTTTAGTATAGTTATAATAGAGGTTAATGCTGATCATCGTAGAATTGTCCACTGTTGGACAACAACAAGAACAGAGCATAAAGAAATTGTCAAAAGGGGCTATTCGGCTGAAACGGATTTTTATTCTTACTGTGCAAGAAAAATTCGTGATTTAATGCTTTTATTCCCATGTATACATATCTCTATTGACGCGCAGGGTGGCGGCATTGCGATTATAGAGTCACTTCATGACAATGACAAGATTAAAGAGGGCGAATTACCATTGTGGCCTATAATTGATCCTGACAAATTTAAAGATACAGACGGAGAAAGAGGGCTACACATAGTAGAATTGTGTCAATTTGCTAGATATGATTGGCTATCTGAATCTAATCACGGGCTAAGAAAAGACTTTGAAGACAAGGTATTATTATTTCCACTATTTGACGCTATTAGTATTGGGTTATCTAACGTCGAAGACAGTATTAAGTATAGGGCGTTTGATACTTTAGAAGAGTGCGTTTTAGACATAGAAGAACTAAAAGATGAACTTTCTATGATACAAATGACACAAACCAATAGTGGTAGAGATAGGTGGGATACTCCAGAGGTGGTTGTTGGTACTGGCAGAAAGAGTAAGATTAGAAAAGATCGATATTCTGCACTATTGATGGCTAATATGGCAGCAAGAGTCTTACAAAGAACCCCAACGCAAGAAGCTTATAACTTTTACGGTGGATTTGCTACTGGTGGCCATGAAAACAAACATCCCAATGAAAAATTATATATTGGTCCTAGCTGGTTTACCGAGAATATGAAAGATGTGTATTGATACATAGACAGTCTAATTACAATCCAATTGAGGAAAAACATGAACGACGATATGATAACATGGTCAGATAATGATGAACTTAGTAAAGCGCAAGCTATCTCACAATTTTCTGACAATATCCAATCATACGGTGGCTCTACTAAGAGTCGCGGGGGTGCATATCGTAATTTTACAGATATCGAACCCAACCGTTCTGTTAGACCAGAGTTTACACAAAGAGATTATCTAGCTTTTAGGCCCAACGAAGCGGTGCCTTCACAGCAAAATCGCGCCATTAAAATGTGCATGGATGCCTATGACAAGGTAGGTATTATTAGAAACATTGTAGACTTGATGGGAGACTTTGGTAGCCAAGGCATTAATATTGTTCATCAAAACAAAAGTGTAGAAAAATTTTACCAGCAATGGTTTAGAAGCATTAATGGTAAAGAGCGATCTGAAAGATTTTTAAATAATATTTATAAAGCTGGCAATGTTATTGTTTATCGTAGCTATGCTAAAGTTACTCCACAGCTTAATCAATATATGAAATCTTTAGCTGCCGATATTAAAGTTGAAGTGCCAAATTTTAAAGATAATCTTATACCATGGAGATATAATTTCTTTAATCCACTTACTGTGAAGATGAAAGATGGAAAATTATCGCTGTTCATGGGAGTTCCAGCATACACTATTAATCTGGGTACGTTTTTAGATAGATTTACAGATGGTGACGTTCCTAATGATGTGTTAAATACTTTGCCAGAGAATTTGAAGCAGGCTCTTAAAAATGGCCACAAGGAAGTTACCATAGATACTGATAGGGTAAGCGTATTTCATTATAAAAAAGACGATTGGCAGCAATGGGCTAATCCTATGATTTACGCTATATTAGATGATATTATAATGTTAGAAAAAATGAGACTAGCAGATTTATCGGCTTTAGATGGAGCTATTTCTAATATTAGATTATGGACTCTTGGTAATTTAGAACATAAAATTTTGCCTAATAAAAACGCTATTAATAAACTAAGAGATGTATTATCTAGCAATGTTGGCGGCGGCACAATGGAGTTAGTGTGGGGTCCAGAATTATCTTTTAGAGAATCTAGTAGTGAAGTATACAAATTCTTAGGATCTGAAAAATATACAGCCGTCCTAAATAGTATTTATGCTGGACTTGGAGTACCACCAACCCTTACGGGTATGTCTACCAATGGTGGTGGGTTTACAAACAATTTTATATCCCTCAAAACCTTAGTTGAAAGATTACAGTATGGTAGAGATCTATTAATTAAATTTTGGGAAAAAGAATTAGAAATTGTTAGACAGGCCATGGGATTTAGACACAGGGCATATATACAATTTGATCAAATGAGTTTATCTGACGAGACAGCAGAAAAAAATCTACTTATACAATTGGCAGATAGAGATATTATTAGTCAAGAAACTCTACTGCAAAGATTTAAAGAAATTCCACAAATTGAAAAGATTAGACTGCAAAGAGAAGTTTCAGAGCGCAGTGACGACAAAAACCCCAAAAAGGCTAGTCCATATCATACGCCGCAGCACAAAGAAAATTTAGAAAAAATCGCATTACAAACTGGCAAAGTTATGCCACAAGATCTTGGTATTAAAAGTACCATTCCGAAAGACATGCTTATGCAACCCAAGGGTGCTTCACCATTTGGCGGTAACCCACCAACTCCAGCCCCTTCTAAGCCAAACGGTAGACCTCCACTTTCGCCAGATCAATCCCCACGAAAGCAAAGGGTTGCCAAACCTAAGTCTAAGCCGGGAGTAGCAGAATTGGTAGTATGGGCAGAAGAGGCTTGGGATGGTATATCAGAGATATTAAATAATGCCTTTCTAAACAATAAACAAAAAAAGAATTTACGACAATTAACTAAGGCCGATATTAACGATTTAGAGCAACTTAAATTAGACTTATTTACTAATATTGAGCCACTTTTACCCGTAAACGCTAGTATTGTTCAAACCATTTTAGCCTCTAAAAAACAGGCACCCGCAGAGTTTAAAAACCTACTAATTGAAAACAATATTAATTTAGAAAGCATGAGTATTGATAAATATAGAAGAAACATTATTGGGTTATACATTGAGTATAAAGCCTTTGAGTAGGACTTGTAATATTTTTGTGTATATTACTGCTGAGAGGCAAAACTATAATGAAAATATATAATCAAGAAGTTTTAGATGGTCTGTGCGACGTTATTAAGTCTCAGGCTTCTGTAGCTTATTGTGCGCCAGCCATATTGATTAATGAACAGCAATCATCTAGTATATCTCACAATATTGTCGAAAAACTGAAAGCATCTAGTAATCCTAACCAAATAGATTTATATTATATTAAATCTGTATTAGTTTCAACCGGTTGGAATAAAAATGATGACGTTTTTGACAACCAACAAACTTGGGCGGCTAAACACACGCCCGAAGACAAACAATTCAACTTCATGCATAATGAAAATGATATTATAGGACACATTACTGGTAGCTATGTAGTAGATCGAAATGGTAACTCAATTGCTGCGGAAGAGACAAACCCCCCAGAACAATTTGACATTATCACTGAAGCCGTTCTTTACAATAGTTGGACAAATCCAGAAAATAGAGAAAGAATGCACAGGATTATATCAGAAATCGAAGATAACAAATGGTTCGTTTCAATGGAATGTCTATTTGCTAGTTTTGATTATGCTGTAGTCGATAAAAATGGTAGCTCAAAAATGATAACAAGAAGTGAAGACTCTTCATTTCTCACTAAACA